CCCAAGACATCTTAACAGCTCGTGCTGAAGCTCGTGTAGCTATCGTATAAGGACTAACCAATGGATCAGTACAAGGAAACCGTGACCAAGCTAGAGTGGCGCGTTGATGGTCATGATACTGAGATTACACTTCTCAAGCAAACCTCTGGCGAACTTAAGACAACCTTAGAAACAATCATCATGACCCTAAAGCAAATAAAGTGGATTGCTATTGGGGCTGGTGCAATATTCTTCTCAGACCAAATAGGTCTTATGGGTGTTCTTAAACTAGCTGCATTATAGGAAACTAATATGTCAATACAATATAGAGGAGAGACTTTCGCAGGTTATAATAAACCTAAAGCTTCTGCTAAAGGGAAGAAGTCTCATGTAGTGCTTATCAAGGATGATGGTAAAGATAGAATGATACGCTTTGGTGAGCAAGGAGCTAGTACAGCAGGCAAGCCTAAAGCAGGTGAGTCAGCAGCTATGAAAGCCAAGAGAGCTAGCTTCAAAGCACGACATGGGAAGAACATTGCTAAAGGGAAAACCAGTGCAGCTTACTGGGCTGATAAGGTGAAATGGTAGAGGAGAGTATTATGAAAGGTGTTAAACATTATTTAAAGAATGGGACAGAGTACAAAGGTAAAACTCATAAACATACGTCAGGTAAGTTAATGACAGGTGCAAAACATACTGCCTCTAGTAAAGTACTAGTACATAAAAAGGTTAAGAAGTAATGTTTGGTTTACCGATGGAAATGATCACAATGATTCTAAGCGTCTTAGGAGGCGCTGTAATGAAGATGTGGTCACAGTCACAGTCTGATAAGGCTGACCAGCAGAAAGCTCTTATACAGCGATTCTCGGCCTCTGAGGATAGTGTAGCTAATGCTCGTACCTATCAAAACCCTAATGCCCAATGGATCAGGAGATTTCTAGTAGTTTCTTTTATGGGGATGGCAGCTTTTATATTAACTGCTCCTCTATTAGATCTACCTACTGTAGTTCCTGTTGAAGTTACTTCTGGATTTAAGTTTCTATTCTTAGATTTTACTAATACAGTTACTGAGTGGAAAACTTTAGAAGGGATGGTTACTCCTGAGTGGTTGCCTCATGCAATCATGGCTGTAGTAGGCATGTACTTCGGACAATCAATAGTCTCAAGAAAATAACTCTTGACTTTCTTATATAAATATGGTATAAATCTATGAATTACTTAGCAGCAATTAACTCGGTACTTATTCGTTTACGTGAACGTACAGTAGACTCTGTACATGAGAATGAATATTCTTCTCTTATAGCGGTTTTATTAAATGATTCAATTCAACAAGTAGAGCAAGCATGGGATTGGTCAGCATTGCGTACTAGTCTTACAGTTACTACTTCTAATAATGTTTTTAACTATGAGTTGAATGGTTCACAGAATAGTATTAAGGTGTTAAGTGCTTTGAATGCTTCACTTAAGAGACCAGTGCAGTATCAAACTGCTGCTTGGTTTGACCAACAGTACTTAACAGATACACCTTCTGTAGGTTCTCCACAATATTATTCTTTTAATGGTGTCAGTGCTGATGGAGATACGTTAATAGATGTGTTCCCTAAACCTGATGGTGTTTATACATTACGATTTAATGTTGTACAACGTAGCCCTGATTTAGACTTAGAATCGGATACGTTCCTTGTTCCTCATCGACCTGTAATATTATTGGCATATGCTAAAGCTATTGAGGAAAGAGGTGAAGATAATGGGCAGACAGGTAACACTGCATATATAACAGCTAACGCTTCATTGTCTGATGCTATAGCTTTAGACGCATCGAAGCATCCAGAAGAGACTGAATGGTATAGTGTATGAAACAATTAGTTAGTTCGTCCATAGCAGCTCCAGGATTTTATGGATTAAATACACAGGAGAGTAGTGTCACTTTAGCTAGTGGCTTTGCTCTTCAGGCAGATAACTGTGTAATAGACTCAGAAGGTCGTCTAGGTGCTCGTAAAGGTTATGTGTATCAGACTACTTCTGGTGGCACTGGTAGTTCTATCCAAGGTATATTTGATTACGTAGGGGCTACAGGACATATTGATTATATCTCTTGGGGCAATGGTAATATTTATAAAGGCTTAGGTACTCTAACCCCTTTAACTCTACCTGCTGGCTACACAATAACAGCAAATGATTGGCAAGCAGCCTCACTAGGGGGTTATGTATTCTTAGCTCAAGAAGGTCACTTTGTTCTGAGAATTGATTCTAACTTTACAGTGACAGTATGGGATAGGCACTCAAATGGACATCTATTTCCAGCAGTGTCATGGATTACTAGTGCGCTAGGTAGGTTATATGCTGGCGCTGATCCAACTGATAGTTATACTCTACGTATCTCTGATGTACTTAATGGAGATTTTCATGGAGGGTCTTCTGCAGTAATTGACTTCCGTAAGATCTGGACAAACGGTGGTGACGAACTCGTAGCTGCTCATGGCTTTAACGGACGTTTAATTGTTTTCTGTAAAAGATGTATTATAATCCTAGAAGATAGTAATAACAATGATCTGTTCTTTGACGTTGCAGATGGTAGCTTAAGAGTTACAGAGATACTAGATAATGTAGGCTGCGTTTCTAAAGATTCTATACAAGCTGTAGGAGACGATCTTTACTTTCTCTCGAACACAGGACTACGTTCTATGAATCGAGTCATTCAAGAGAAGTCTAATCCTATATCAGATCTTTCAGTTAATGTACGTGATGACCTTGTTAAAATTATTAATGCTTATTCAAATGATAACGTAACTTCTATTTACTCAGCAACCAATGCTTTCTACTTATTAATATTCCCTTCATCTAAATTAGTTTATTGTTTTGATACAAGAGGTAGATTACAGAACGGAGGCTTGCGAGTAACTAAATGGGTAGATAGTCCCATACTAAGCGGTGTCTCTGCTACTGATGGTTCTCTATATCTGGGTCAGATTGATGGTATTGCAAAATATACTAGCTATCAGGACGATGGACTATCTTACTACCTCGCCTATAAAACAAACTACTTTGACTTTGAGCAACCAACAATTAACAAAATCTTAAAGACTGTAGGTGTTACAGTGATTGGTGGTAGTGGTCAGAACTTTGTTATTAAAGTAGGCACAGACTACACTGATCAACCTCGTTCTTATAACAGATCGGTTAAGCAGAGTGCCGTATCTGAATATAATGTTGGAGAGTATGGCCCTTTAGTGGGAGGAGAGGTTTATACTTATGAAGATCTAGGAGGAAATATAGTAACTGCAACAACAGTCGCAGGTACGGCAGAGTTCTCTGGAGGTGGTTTAACAGATCGTATTAAGGTAGCTGTCGGTGGACAAGGAAGCGTAATCCAATTAGGATTTGAAGCCTATATAAACGGTAATCAATTATCAATTCAAAAGTTTGACTTATATGTTAAACAAGGTAAAACTAACTAATGAGTAATTATTCTAAGTCAACAAACTTCGCTGTTAAAGATAGCCTATCAGCAGGTACGATAGCTAAACGTGTACGAGGTACAGAAATAGATGATGAATTTAATTCTATTGCTGTATCAGTTAACTCTAAATCTAACGCAAACAATGCAGCCCTTACAGGTACTCCTACATCGCCAACGGCGGCTCTAGGTACTTCAAGTATACAAGTAGCTACTACTGCTTTTGTAGGCAATGCAATCGCTGTTATTCCTGATTCAGGTATAGCTGACGTTGTTATTAATGGAGCAGCAGGTGCTATAGGAAAGACTATTTACATTGATGATGACGCTCCTGTCGCTGAGGGTACTAACGGAGATATTTGGTTTGAGTACTAAAGTTAAAGTTGGAAGTAGTTGGGAGACAGTTCAAAAGATCCATGTTAATGATGGAGGTACTTGGACTCAAGTTAAAAAAACTTATGGTAAAGTAGGAGCTTCTTGGGAAACTACTTATGAATATGAGTGGGTGTATGAATATAGTGCGACTGAGCATTTAAACCAAGATATAGATACTATTAGTGGAATAGATAAGTTTCATAATGTACGTATTGTTATTCCATCTGGTGCTACAATTAGATCAACTTCTGCAACAGGTTCTGCACTTCATACAGGAAGTAATTATAGTGGAACATTAACCATTGAAAATGCAGGGAGTATTTTAGGGGCAGGTGGTCGTGGTGGTGATGGAGGTCGAGGAGATCGAACATCTGCTTCTGGTAATGCAGGACAAGCTGGTCAGAATGGTGGTTCTGCTATTAATATACAAAGCAATGTCACTATCATTAATACTGGTGTAATCCAAGGAGGCCAAGGAGGTGGCGGTGGTGGCGGTGGTGCGCTCAGTAATAACAGCTCCTCAGCTCGTGCAGGTGGTGGTGCAGGTGGTGGTGGTTATCCATATGGACAAGCAGGTGCTATAACTTACACTTCCTATGGCCCTGGAGGGCAAGGCGAACTTAACCCTACAGCAGCCACTGCCGCCACTTTAACTTCTAGTGGTTCAGGTGGACGAGGTGCTTATGCTAATGCTCAGTCAGGCTTTGGAGGAGGTTCATACGCGTGGGGTGGTGGGCCATCAGTATCTCAAGGTTCTCGTCCTAACTCTGGAGGGGCAGGAGGCGTATCTGGTGCTACTGGTACTAGTTCTCATCAATCTTCTTATGAAGGTACAGGTGGTGCAGCAGGCTCTACTGGAGCAGTATATTACAACCCAAATAACTTTACTATTAGTTAAAAGAATTTAAAACAGGAATATAAATATGAGTTGGTTAGCATTAGGTGCAGGATTATTAGGAGCTGTAGGTAGCTACCAAGCGCAGCGAAAACTTGGGGAAGCTCAAGACATGATGACTGGAGCAGGTGACAAGGCATGGGATAGAGGACAATATAAACCTTACGGTGTAACTACTGGAGCAGGGTCTTCTTCTTTTGAGGATGGACAAGCTTCTTACACCATGTCTCCTGAGTATCAGGCACAGCAGCAACAGATGTTTGGTTTAGGTCAATCAGCTTTAGAACGTGCTGGTGGTAGCTATACTGACTACACTAAAAATGTGTATGATCAACAACGTGCTTTAGGTGCTGATAGTCGTACAGCAGAAGCTGGTCGTTTAGGTGACACTATGTTTGGTAGTGGTATGAGTGGCTTACAAGTTAGTGGTGAAGCATTAGGTGCTGGAGCTGGCTCTGGTAAGTATAGCCCACAAGGTTTAGAGTTTGCTCGTGCCTTTCAAGAACAGGATTCTAAAGATCGTTATAATGCTATTGCTCGTGGAGAGCAACAACGTGCAACAGATTATTCAATTGGTCAATCAATGCTTCAACAAGGGCAAGGAATGGATCAATATGGTATGCAGCAGATGGAGCTTGGTGGTATGTTTGGGTCTAACCAATCAGCAGCTAATAACTCAGCTATGGGTAACTACTTAAATGCTTATACATCAGCATCAGACTTAATGGCACGTAGGGGTCAGTCACAGGCTGGTGGTTTGCAAAGCCTAGGCAGTTCATTAGGCGGAGGCGGTGTAGGAAATAGTATGCTAAGTACTGGTACAATAGGGGGTCAAAACACTTGGCGCGACTATACAGATAATAATGGATATGGAGTAGGTTAATCATGGCTAGCGATGTAATGAGTTTGTTTGGGATGAATCCTAATGTGATTCAACAGAATCGTGTTCAAGGTGGTGTAGACCAAGCCTCTCGTATGAGTGCTGACTACGCTATAGGTGCAGCAGGTGGTGGAATGTTAGGAGCTGGTATCAATTCAGCCTTTGGTCTACAGACTCCAGATATGGCACAGGCACAAGGTATTAAAGATAGTATGCAGGGAGCAGATCTTAATACTCCTGCAGGTCTTAGGAGTGCTGCTCAGAAGTTAATGATGAATGGTGACTATTCTCAGGCTATGGCACTACATACTCGTGCTAATCAGTTAGAGGCTACAGGAGTTGAATCAACTAGAGCGACAGAGGATAGGGCTTTAGGTCAGTCTCGTAATGTTATTGTTAAACCTGCTTCTACTAATGCGATTGGTGTTACTACTCCTGCTATTACACATAGTGTAACTCAGTACCCTGATGGAAGAATAGCCGATGCAACACAAGGCAAGGAATTTAATTCATATGCAGAGTGGATGGCTAGTTTAAGAGATGGTCGTCAAACCCCTGCAGGATCGGGAGGAAGTGGCAGGCTTGTTTGGAATAGGACGACAGGTCAATGGGTAGATGAAAGAGCTGTTGAGGAATTAACTCCAGTGTTATCAGAAGATCAACAAACCACTATAGAGCAATTAGAAGAACGTCTTGAGATTACACCTGCAGATAGTCCTCAAGCAGAGCAGATACAAGCTGCTATTGATAATATAAATGCAGCAGGCGAGGAAGCAGCTAAGGAGGGATTGCCAAAGAAGAAGAAACAGATAGCGTATCATGTTAAGACTATAGAAGATTCTCGAAAGCTTATATCTACGTTTACAAAATCAGATGGCACAATAACGGGAACTGCTAGTGTAGGCAAAGCGCAGGTAAATCTAAGGAATGCACTTAATCAAATCTATAATCTTACAGGAGTGGATTATAGTCCAGAGGACTACCCTGTAGAGACTACTGAAAAATGAGCATAATTGTAGAGCATGATAAACTAGGTAATCTAGAATTTCCTAAGGGGATGTCTAAGCAAGATATGGCTAATGCTATAGTACAAGCAGAGGCAGAGTATGGTGAGCAGTATGGGGTAGCTGATTCTCTAGCTACTAACCTAACTAGATCAGGTTCCTCTTCCTTAAGGGGTGCTGGTGAATGGTTAGGCACTAATCAAAGCCCTTCTCAGATTAGGGATGATCGGATAGAAGAGCATAAGGCTCGTATCATGATGATACAGAATCCTAAAGCAGCCATAACAGGAATGCTTCTTGGTGGTTTTATAGATCCTGTGACACTACCTGCCTTAGCTCTTAAGCCACTTACATTCGCGTCTAAGGCTGCTACTTATGGTTCTAGGGGAATGGCTCAAGGTGCATTTGGTGGTGCGTTAGAGCCTGTCTATGAACAGTATGGAGACTCTCGCACTGTTAATGTAATAGGGTCTACTGTTATTGGTGGACTACTTGGTGGTGGTATAGGCAAGCTGTTGACTAAGAAACCTGACTCTTTAGAAGAGGCTACTGATGAAGCATTTGATGACCTTAAAAGATCTGTTAATACTCCTGAGAAAGCACTAGCCAGTATAGAGAATGATTATAAGTTAAGAAGTCAAGGTGCTGAAGATCAAAGTGTACTCGACTTATTAGGAGTAGAGTTAGTCAATTCAGACAGAAAGATCAAAGCCTTAGAAAAAATTCAAAAAGGTATTAAGAATCCTTTAAAGAAAGTTTCTGTTGGTAATCAATTGAAAAATCTTAAGGCATCTACTGAGAGTCAGCGACTTGACTTAGCTTCAAAGAAAACTAAAAGAGATGCACTGGACAATCTAAATCGTATTAAAGAAGGTAAGTTCTCTGAAGTAGCTGACTTAGGGGAGCAGATCAGAGCAAGGACATCTACGCCTAGAGTATCTAAGATTATAGCACCTGTTGCTCAAGGTGATAAAGCATTACCACTAGCACCTAATCCAGCATTAAATGCTCTGGATAACACAACCCTATTTAAACGTCTAGGTCTAGGAAGGTCAGTACCTCGTGATCCATATGCTGGTACTTCTAGTGCTGGTCAGGCAACTAATACAGCAACAACCCCAAGATTCCAAGAGGAGGTAAGCGGAGTAGGTTCTGGTCAGGTTCAAAGTGATGATAGGGTAGCACAGCAGTTTATGCCAAGAAGCCAAGTATCAGGTACTCGTAGGCTAGCAGATGGTAGGGTATCAGGTGAGAACAAAGAACCTATAAACAAGATCAAAGTTTCTCAACGTGCTAAGGATGCTGCTATTGTTGTTAGAAATAAACAAGCAAGAGGTGAGGAGCCTACTGCTAAGGATTGGGATGAGCATGAAAGAGCGTATCAGGAGACTGAGATACTTAAGGAGTACACTGATACAGTGGCTATGATAGCACGTACCCGTGGCTTAGATACTAATGCTAATCGCTTTGGTTCTAAGGGTAGGTATACGTTTGAAAACATATTAAAGAGTTCTGCTAGGTTCATTAAGAATAATGGAATTAAAGACATGGATGATATGGTTAAATACATAGTCGATAATCCTAATAAAATATTTAGTGCAGATGAACTGGCAGCTACTACAGAGTTAATGACAGAAGTAGATAATAAATTATTTAATACTCATGCTCTGCTTAAACATGCTGATGCAATGACTGATACTGAAGTAGCAGTTCTTCATAATGACATTGATGTATACTATGGAATACAATCATGGTTCAAAGGACAAGGCAGTAAGGTTTCTGGTATAATGACAGCTCGTAAAAAAATGTATCAAGATATAGCAAACAATCGTGAGATTAAGCAGTTGTTTGCAGGAGTGGATTGTTAATGTCAAAGTTAAGCGCAAAGTGTAAGGTTGCAGTAGATGCCTCTTCTTTAAATGCAGGAGTTATAAGTAACTTAACTCCTCAGCAACAGAAGAATTGGATGGATGCACACCTTGCACGTAAGGATAATAAGGTAGGTGCTTTTGATGTAGGTCTGGACGTAGCGATTAACGCTATGCTTTCAGGTATGGGTACTCCATTAGTCAACATGATATCTATCGCTCTTCAGCAAACTCTTAAGAATGCTAATGAGACTATTGGATTTGCACTAGATAGTATTGGTCTAACGCAGGGTGGTCGTGAGTGGAGACAAGTTAAGGCTATGTGGGATGCATCTCTTGATGGCTTTGGTGCTGACTTAATGTACTTCCGTGAGGGCTTTGGTAAAGGTTATTCATTAGATCAAGACACTGTTAGACGTTCTCTACAGATGAACAAAGAAGAATGGGATGATTATGTTAAGACTACTCTTAAGATAGATGATACCTCTAAGTTAACAAACGATGAGGTCAAGGATCTATTAAATGATATGCAGGATTATATGCATAACTCTATTGGTCGTACTCGTGTAGGTGGTACTAAGATTGAAGGAGCTGTGCGTTTCCCTACCAAGCTTATCGTAGGTATAGATGAATATGGTAAGGCTAGGTATCGTAGACAGAGCTTGTTTAAAGCAGCAGCTAAGTATGCTTCTGAGGATAGTAAACTAGGACTAGGTTCTTATGATAATCTTTATAAAGAATATAAGGGACAGTTATTTAGTAAGGAATCTCCTAGCACTCAGTGGGATGCCCGTCTTAAATCTTTTGTTGCTGCTCGTAACCAAGACAGAGTTAACGCAGGACATAAGGGAGTTGGGGATGACTTAGATGTCCTAAGAAAAAGTAATGAGATGGTTTCTTGGGTTAGAGATGATGCTTTGTTTAATGCTTTCCAGCAGAAGCTTGAAGGTATTCCTCTTAAGGCACAGAAGCTACGTCATGAGTACCCCGCTTTTACTTTGTTTGCTCCATTCATTAAGACTCCTTGGAACATCATTAAGGAAGGTTATAATTATATTCCAATAGTTCCTATGCTCCAGATCAAGAAGATTAATAAGGAAGGGCTAGGGGATACACTACTGGATTTCCGTACTTCAATAATCCCTATGCATGGCCCATCAGTTAAGATGTCAACTGCAGAGATGCTCCCTCGTCAGGTGATTGGTGCTTCTGTCTTTGCTATGGTAGGTACTATGTACCAAGAGGATAATCTTACTGGTAGTCTACCCCGTACTGCTTCTGAGAGGCAACGCTGGAAAGACACAGGTAAGAAACCATACTCTATTAAGATAGGTGACACTTGGATGGAGTACAATCGTATAGAACCTATCGCTACTCCTTTAGCTATGGCTGCTGATCTATTTGACTTCACTAAGGATTACTTGGATGATGACGACATCAACACTGAGGAAGGTAAGGAGTTGATTAAGGATATGTTGTACGCTGTTAAGAGTAACTTAACTTCTAAAACATTCCTTGAAGGGTTCCATGCTATAACAGAAGTAGCTATTGACCCTAACATAGATACTGCTTCTACTTTACTAGAGACAGCAGCTCGTCCGTTTACACCAGCTATTACAGCTAATATAGCTAAGGCTATGGATAAGTATGAGAGACAGACTGAGACTGTTTTAGAAAGATTACAAGCACGTATACCTATCTTCCGCCAACAACTCCCTAAGAAGTTTGGTGTGTATGGTGAAGCTAAAGAAACTGACGTAACTAAAGCTCTATTCAACATAGGGTTCTCGTCTGAAGATTCATTGTCTCCTTTACAGAAACACATTACTGATATTGAATGGGACAAAGGAGGAATCACTAACAAGTTCCAAGGTGTTAAACTTTCTAGTGAAGATGTTGCAGAGTTAAGGGAGATCAATGCTCAGTTGTTAACCCCTGTACTAGAAGCTATCATTAAAGAACCAGCCTACCAACAGCTTTCTGATGCTAGGAAGAAGAAGGTACTAGATAGTAGGGTACGTAAGGTAAGGTTAACCATAGGTAAACAGTTTGCTTATAAGCTTAAGCAGAAAGATCCAGAGTTTGCTCGTAAGTGGTTATCTGCTTGGTACAGGAAGCAAGGGTTTGGTGATATAATGCCTGATAATTTAAAGGATTAGAAACAAAGAAGGGGACAATTAAGTCCCCTTTATTTTGCTTGACTATTTAATTGTTTACTTCATGTTCAATCAGCATTTCAATACAGTGAACTGCCTTAGCTAAGTCCAGTAGGGGATTACCTTTATCCTTATAGCGAGTGATGTATTTAATTGCTGTGTGTTGTAAAGCATTCAAGTCATTAGCCATAGAGTATTCCATAGGCTGTATACCTAACTTAGTATAATGATCACCTCCTACCTGCATCTTACTAGCTGCTGGTCGCTCTTCTTCTATATCACCAAAGTCATTATCAAAGGTGTATGTAGGTTCTATTTTATCAATCATAATAATCTCCATTATAAGTTGAAGTGTGGTACATATCGTCATAGAGTCCATCTTCAGGAGACTCTACTTCACTCTCTAAAGATTGAAAGTTTCTTTCGATAACATCTTCAAATCTATTAACTATATCTGCTGACTCCAACTGTAGGATGTCAACAAGAATCACTTCATCCAACTGCCTTAAGCGTCCTTTCAGTTCTTCCAGAGTTAGCGCCATAAGTCCTCCGTAGGTAGTCCATTGATACAGGGAGTTCATCAAAGCTACCATCTTCAACACTGTTGAATACCCATAACCCTGACCAAGAACCATTCGTCTGTGGATTCAGATAGGCTTCGTCATGTTGATAGTAGATACCAGCAAACAAACCAGTCATGTTCTTACCATCAGCTCTCCGAGCATAAGCAATGTCACGATCCTGCACATGCCCCATCACACAGCTCATATACTTCTTATGTAGAAGTAACTTAGCAGAGGATACTGGTCTACCCATCACACCTGAAGTGAAGTAGTGACTGTAGGCAACACCATCAATAACAATAGGGTCTAAGAAGTCTTGCACTTCCCATCCGTTTAGATTGAAATCATTATAACTAATGAGTCCATCTATCTTAGGATCACTTTCGATAGCACGTATGATACGATACTCATGGTTGCCTAATAAGAATACTAAGCGAGGGTTCCACTGCTTCTTCTTGTTCTCTTTCAGACGTTCTTGTTCTCGTCTAATAGGAGCTAACAACTTATCCATTGCTGCATTACCTGCTTCAATGTCTTTAGTGTACCGCCTACCTTCAAAGCTTTTAGTACCCACATCATAACTACTTAGGCTAGGCATGTCCCAATGATCACCAAGATGGATGATAACATCTGGTTTCATTTTAACTGCATACTTACCCGCCCAAGTCATATGGTCTGTGTTGTTATCAGGTTTGATTTGAGTATCCGGTATTACTAGATGTCTCATTTCTTTCTCCTCATTTCAGTTCGTACTACTCGTTCTTCTTTAGTCTTTGTGCTATGACAATCATGACACAGGACTTGATAACCATTTAGCTCTAAGAACATACGCTCTATGTATGTATTCCAATCTTGAAATCCTTCAGCAGGCTCCACGACAGGCTCAATGTGATCAACAGCAGCATTGTTCCTTCTACGCTTCTGCCCATCCAAAGGTGGTAGAGTAGCTGGGCCAACATTGCCACACTCAGCGCATACATACCGCCCTGTAGAAACTCTAGCAAGTTTTTTAACATCCGCTTTAACTCCCCATTTACTATGTGCTCCACGTAACGCAGAGATTATAAATGATTTGTGTCTTGCTTCTGTCCATCGTCCGTTGTTACGGGTTTTGGTGGTTGCCATATCTCATTATCCTCCCTGCGTAAGTGCAGAAGTATTCCATTTTCAAGAGCGCGTTCTTCGCTTCCAAGTTTATCTACACAGATAGCATACATTTCTAACTCAGTCTTACCTTCTAAAAGCTTCTCAGCTTTCTTAGGGCCAATACCTTTAACACCCATGATGTTATCAGCAGTATCACCAACTAAGAACTGCATATAGAAATTAAACACAGCTTCTTCTTTAGTAATATAAAAGAGTTTCTTCTTAACAAAGTTGTAATGTCCACACACCAGTTGGTAAAAGTCCTTATCTAAAGAAACGATTATTGCTTCTGGTTCTTGTGTAGCTCGGATCGCTATCCTGTCATCTGTCTCTTCACCTTGAGTAACTACAGCTCCATGCTGGGCAATCAAATGATCACGCAGCGCAGAGATGTGTTGAGGTTTCTTATTCTTCTTACGATTACCTTTGTACTCTGCAGTAACAGCGTAATCGAAGCGGAAGTTATCTGAACCAGTTAGGTACAGTTCAACCTCATGTTCTTCATCGTCAGAGTCCATCACCAAATCTTCAATGATGTTAGTGAGGTAGTTACTCATAGTCTTACAAGCAACTGACTCACTCTCCTCCTCACAGGCGAAGCCGATACGATAACAAAAGATATCAGCGTCTATGAGAATTAACATTTATAACTCAGGTACATCATCGAAGCCAGCATCTTCTTTATTGAAGACTACTAGATCATCAACACGAGCCTTGGATAAACCAACACCAACACCTGTCTTACCTTTGAAGTTATAATCATAAGGCTTAATGATGAACGTAACCTTACTGCCATTACCTACAGGCTCAGTCACTGCGAACCCTTCAGTATCTTCTACACGAGGAGCACGATTGGTAGACTTAGCAGTTACGAAGTAACCTCTGTCATCACCTTTGTTCTTAACATTAATACCTAGACCTTCCAAGCGATCTACTTGAGTTTCAGATAGCTGACTTACATCAACTTGATACTTATCGGACATCTCATTCTTCTCTAGGAAAGAGAACCAGTAAGCTACGGCTTGGATCTTAATTGCTTGATTAGTATTTTGCATGGATTTTATTCCTTATTAATTAAAAGTACACTAGACCTAATTGCGAAGTTTCCTAGGAAACTCTAGTGTGTTTCTGCCCAAGTGGTACCAACTTTGTAGTCACCATCTAATGGACAATTCATATTAAAACTTTCACCAGCTTCCTTGATAGCTTGAGTTCCTAACTGCCCTACCATTTCAGCATACTCTTTGGTAGTTTCTATTTGCCATTCATCATGTACGTTAGCTACTAACTTAAACCAGATACGGTTCTCAATTAGTTTGCTATGTAATATGACTAAAGCTTTCTTCATTATCACAGCACCTGCTGATTGTAATAAGAAATTTAATGCACTGTGTTCAGATTCTACACGTAGTCTCCTCCCATCCAGCCCTTGTAGTGTACCATTCTTACGCATAGCGGTCAACACTCGCTTCTTGAGGTTGGCATATGCTGGTAGGTTCTTCATGAACTGATCAATCAATTGCTTACCCTTACGAGCAGAGCCATTAGCGATCTGTCCAATCTTAGCTACACCTCCACCATAAATCAGAGCGTACACGAAGGTCTTCGCTTGATCTCTCGTATCTAAGCCAGCCATCTTCTGGTTATACGAATGTATATCACCATCTAATATCTGCTCAACATACGACTTATCATTCATGTAGTGGGCAAGCATCCTCAATTCGAGGCCAGAAGCATCTATACCAACTAACACATTACCTTCTTCTACAATCCAACAAGATCTACAGTCAGTGCCATACCAAGAGGCTCTACCCCACAACAACTCACCTGTCTTCTTGTCGTGCTTACTAGCAGGTACTTGAGCCATGTTAGGAGTCTGGTGAGTCATCCGTCCAGAGACAGCACCATTCGTTATAACACGACCATGTACCCTACCATCATCAGCTACTGCATTGACCCAGTTATCTATCTGACCTACTCGTTTTTGTAAGTTTAGGTATTCACCTATAAGCCTTGCTTCTGGTAGATCAATTGATGCTAAGGTCTTCTCATTAACAATGATGTTACCCTTCTCAGTCTGTTCTTTAAATACTATTCCTTTTTCTTGGAGGCGGTAGGCAATTTGCTTTCTGCTTCCAAGGTTAAAGACTGTGACTTTATCTTTGAGTTGCTTTCCTGTCTTTTCCGAGACTCGTTTCTCCACCAAGGGTGGAAAGACTTCTTGTACTTCTCGTTCGAGGACATTCATTCTCTCCATGAGGTCAGTTAATAATTGATTAGCTCTTACTAAGTCTAGCTTAAAGCCATTGATCTCTTGCTGCTGAGTAATAACAGCAACATCATGTTCAAGCTTAACGCATTCCTCAGAGAACTTATCCTTGGCTAATGCCTTGGTTAAATAGTCTTCTAACTTAACAGTAATAGAAACATCTTGCTTACAATAAGAGATCATTTCTTCTGACATTCCACCATCGTAATCAGTGAAGTCACCTTTAGCATAACCAAGACGCTCTCCCCATGCTCTTAATGAGTGGCCTCCTTCTAGTCTAGGGTTCCATAGTCGAGACATAAGAAGCGTGTCTCTTAACTTCCAGCTAGGAATGCTTAGGTGCCATAGCTCTTTGATCTTAGGGGCATCAAAGCTAACTATGTTGTGGCCTGTTATGACCTGTGTTCCATGTATATGCTGCTCTAACTGCATGGGATTTAGCAAGACCCTCTCTCGCTTTTCTCCTGAGATATGTATACCACAACACCATATGTGGTTCATAGCCATAGTCGTTTCTATATCTAGCGTCAGCATTTTCTTCTATCTCTCCTAATACATAGTTTCCTATTTTACTCATGACATCACCTCTTCTATATCGTCTTCCTCTAACTCATCAGTGTGGACGATGACCATATCCCTATACTGACCTCCCGTACTCTCATAGGACATATGCATTTCTAACTCCATAAGATCATTAGAGGATAGGATGTGGGTACGAAACCACGCAGCATCACATGCATACTCTGAGCCATACAAGTGCCATGTCCTTATCGGTTCCCTAACATCAGGAAAGTTATCATGGAATGGGTGAGTAGTAGTAAACTCTATATCACTCATAGGGTAAGTATACTCAGGGTTTATATCATCATAATCATTTTCTACGTATAGCTCCTTAGCTTTCTTTCTGCATTCATTATAAGATGACGAGTATATTACTTCTACAAATGAACAAGAGCTGTAGTCCTTACCTCCTGCTACATGAGATTCTTTTACTACATGCCATAGTTTCATAACTCCTCCTCCTCTAGCGTCTCTAACATTCTACCAGTAGCATGATCATAAAGTAAAGGAGTTCCCTTACCTGTCGTACCACAGAAGCGATTCTTTAGTACCCTAACATGAGTAGTGTTTCGTTCTTCTTCTACCTCTGCCTGTCCATTACGCTCTAGTCCAATAACCATATCACTAAGCTGTGCGATAGAGCCTGAACCACGTAGCTGAGATAGACTAGTCGCTGACCCTTCCTCATGTCCCTTACCATCAGGTCGTTTGAGGTGGGAGACAATGAACAATGCTATGCCTGTCTCTTGTACTAACATACGTAGTCTAGTCATGATCTCGTCAATAGCCTTACGTTCATCACCACTCGCCTGAGCAGATACAACGATAGAGATATGATCAAGTACTACATACTTACAACCTAATCCCTTAGCCATATAACGTACACGACTAACAATGTTATCAACACCAGTAGATCCGAAGTGGTCGAATAAGAACACACGATCAGTTCCTAGTGTAGCATTGAAAGCGTCTAAGCGTTCTTCATCTGTTGCTACAGTATCAGGTAGGTGTAAAGGTTTGTTAGCAGCTAGGCTCATTAGAGACAGTCCTGCTTTCTTTATACTTTCCTCAAGGAATAATATTCCAATGTTCTCTTCGGTCTTACTAATGATCTGCCAGATAATCTCTCGCATGAACTGACTCTTACCTAGTCCAGAGCCAGCCGTAACTGTAACAAGTTCACCGAATCTAATACCATAGGTGAGTTTGTTGAGTCCATCGTATGGGTAAAGGCAGTCTGCAGGTGCAATGGGTTTATTAACTTCATCCCACAAGCTACTTCCTGCAACAATCCCATCGGGAACAAATCTTTCTGACGACCACCAGCGATCAACAAACTCTTTGTTGCGTCCAAACTTAACATAATCGTTAGCATCTTTCTCATCCTTTGTATGTTTAAATACTTTGGCCTTGCCTCCGAACAATTCAGCAACTTGGTTGGCTGCTTTCATGCCACTCTCATCTGAATCAAAACACACTACAATATTCTCGTAGCTGTCTAGGTATTCATAGCTACTACGACAGTCCTTAAGGGCTGCTGCCGAGCCGTTCTTAATAGATACTACTGGATACTTTGACCCAAGCATCTGATAGGCTGACATCGCATCATACTCACCCTCAGTTATGGTGATGTACTTACCACCCTTATTGAATAGGTTCTGTCCAAACAACACAGTGTCCTTCCAGCTACCTTGAGTTCTAAATTCCTTGTCAGGTGAACGTGTCTTAGCACCAACTAGGTACCCGTCCTTATCATGGTACCCGAAGTGCATAGTATCCCCTTGGAGCTGGGCCTTATATGCCTTACACGTATCGCTTGATATGCCTCTGTTAACAACACTCTTGTATTGTCCAGACAATAGACTTTCTTTTAGTTTATCAAAGTTACCGTTAGGTTTCTGATCAACGCTTCTCTCGGTTTCCATAGTACTATCCACCCTCTTCCTAGTTTCACAAACAAAACAATGTGACCAGCCCTTATCATCTATAGACCTGCCGTCACTGCTATCACAATCATCGCACTCTAAGTGCGTTTTCACAAAGGCCATTAGCAAACTCCTCGTACTCTCTTTCAGTCATGAAGTGACTCATAACATCATCGAGTGATAATAGAATATCAAATCCCTGCGTAAGTTCTACTTCTTCATACAATATTTTATAATAATCTTTTAGAGCATGCACAGTGATGGCATTAACTTGATCAGCATCAAGATCAATATTAAAAATCATAATAGGGATTCCTCATAAGTGAATAATTCTTTTTGGGCAATAATAAAATCCATGTCAATTTCATCATGAATTTCTTCTGCTTCTCGAACCAGTTTATATAGAGCGTCTAAAGCAGAATCAGCCTTGTCACAAGCAGCTATAGAATCCTGAAAGTTCTTTCGTAGTTCTTCTAATTTAGTCATAGTTTCATCTCCTCTTCCACTTCATGTAAGTCTGTAGTTAGTGTATCTATCCTGCTTTGATTGTATGTTTTAAAGCTACCACTACTTTTCAAAGCAGCAGTGTAGTTAGCAATCTCTAAAAGTATTCGGTCATGTTCTACACGTAGAGCAAGCTTTTTCTTCAAGGAATTAGCAGCATACGTTCTAATTTGTTTCAGTGTCATTGTATTTCTCCATTTCTATACTCAAAAGAGCAGCACGTCTCTCTTTTATTTTAAAACTCAATTCATTAGCATGTACTTTCATAGCACAAGTCTCAGGTCTACGCCTCAGCTTCGCTGCAATGTCCATGAATGATACATTAAGAGCACGTAAGTTGACAAGCAATTCCAGTTCTTTTTTATCCCACTTACGCCGCTTCCTTTTTGTTTGGTTAGGTTTAGCTACTCTTTTCCTCACCACTACTTCTTGTTTGAATATTTCAGGAATCTTTGGTACAAATATTAAGCTCATGTTATCTCCTCCTCATACGCTGCTAAAGCATCCTCGTACCCTACCCAATCTTCTACACCATGAGCTACTAACATCTCAAGTATGTGTGCTTCCTTTTCTATCAGCATAAGATATTCTTCTGGTACAACGACTGACTTAGTTCCTGCTTTACACAACTTCATATAATCATATGACATTATTCATCTCCGACAGTTAGTAAATCTATTCTTGTTAAGGTAACTAGATCTTCATCCACGTTACTCATACAATCATTACATAGATCTACAAAATAATTAATTTCGTATTTTCTAGTTGCCTCATAATCGGACAACACTTGATCACAACCAACACATTTCATAACATACCCTTATCGTTTCCCTATACCCATATAATAACACAAGAGCATAGAGATATTAGTTTTATTATGCTATAATCTCTCTTAAGAGTTTAACTTAGTAATAAAAATAATAATTCATAGTCTCTTACAACAACACATAACATAACGATAATAATAACATATAATAAAATGTATCTAATAATCATGCCGCTTCTCTCATCTTAATTAGCTTACTAGCTTTTCTGCCGTGAGCTGGATAAATAATTACTTCAACATCTTTATCCCAACAAGCTCTGCAAGTATCACACTTACCTTTTCTTTCATATGCTAAACACACTTCAGAGTTTCCTAGGAAATTAATCTCTGTTTCTACATAGGGAACGATAGTTGATGAATTAGATCCGCTAACCAACTCACCTGAAATACTATCACTGCTACGCCTAACAACAACATTGGGTAGGGCATCCATCGCATCTAACACCTCCTTAAATTTATCAAACTTGTGCTGCCTAGTTGGGAACCAATGACTACACCAAGGTGTTGCTACCATGATGGCGTACATTTTCCATGCTAACTTGACTGAGTAACAGTCACCACTATCAAACCACCTAAAGTATCGTTCTGTATCAAGCTTAATAATAAACTCAGGTACAAACGCATCTCGTTTCCAATCTTGTTTGTTGTGTACACGTAACGCTTTAACAACTGGCATGCTATAGAAGCCATCTCTTGCGTAACATATCTCACAAGCGTCAGCAACCT